CGCTGAATCGGCCTAGAGATACAGTCTCAGGTGATACGGAAGTCCCCGGTACATCCGGGGTGGCTCCGAGTTTGTCTGCACGGCGTGGAAAGGCCCTTGGAGGAGGGGCGCGCAGACAAACGGGCTCGCAAGAGCGAGCGACGGGTGGTGGCAGCCAGTCACGCGGAACCCTTGATAATAACGTTATCAGGCGGAAGTTTCACGTTGGACCGGAGTTGGCCGCTGTCCTGAGTAAGAGGTTTCGAGAGTGGTCCTTTGAGTGCGAGGGTGGACATCACCCGCACCCGTTAGGCGCGATCGAAAGAGCAATTTGTGAGGAGTTGGCAGTGAGGGATATACATAGATTGTATGGACGCTCTGTGCGAATAACTGATATCGGTGGTAACGCCAATCGACATGCAGTTGCACGGAGGAACATACACTCGTGTAATCCTATCCTCTGCCCCGAAGACGTGATAAGGAGATCGTCGGAGAAGTATAATCCGCGGGCTGATTACTGTGACAAGAAGTCGCAGGATTGCACCAAGCCGGTGGATGTATATTTAAGTGTACATTCATTGTACTACTTGACTCCGGACGAGATAATGAGTCACGTGTATCGGGCGTCAAAGAACATGCTGGTAGCGGTTGTGCACCGTTTTCATCATGTTTTTGGAGGTCTTCATTTCAATGGGCTCAAGTATGAATCCCGTTATCAGTTGATGTCCTGTAATAATGACATCATATTTGATGTGACTGGTCGAAACACAGATTCGATTGGTTACGATAGCGGAATTCAGGTTGTGATGCAAGTGGACGGTAATTTGACGAGTTACCGTCATGATCCATGTATCTGGCTAGATGCTGCGTACTATCAGAAGGATGGTAGAGCAATGGCCTGGAATGGCTATCAAGTTGGAGATAGCTGGATCATAGAGTTTCGCCCTGCACCACTGGGCCTTCAACCAGTGGTTAAGCGACCTCTCACTTTGTTGGAGTCGGTCCGGAGATCGGACCATGACGGGCATGTTGGCGGCTTGTTGACCCTTGGTGACAGCAGTGCAATGACGCCTTTATTGGAATGGACTGAGGTAGATGATACCGTTGTTCATTCTCATTTTGGGTTTTTGTGGTTGCATAAGCGAGGGTCCAGTAGAAGAGTGCTTATACCTAAAGCCGTCATACAAACCGTCGCCTCTAAAATGGTAGGGGTGGAACGGAACTCAAAAGGTCTTCGGACCTGTATAAGACTTATGCAGAATTGCATATCATCTGACAAGTTAAATGTCCCGCCAGATGTTATGTTAGACTGCAAGACTTACGGAGTAGCTCTAGCTTTCATCTATTCTTTAGATAAAGAAATTGTTGCTTTTAATGAGCTGTGCTCGACTACGTTGTCAAGGAAGTACAGCGGTTTAGCGTCCGTCTTGCAGTTACAGGGATTATGGAAATTTTCTACCAAAGCCGTCTTAGCTTTAGCTGGGACTGCCGCGGCAGCGAGTGTTGTGATGGGGAAACCTAGTGCATCACGAGCCCTGATCCCTATAGTTGGCATATGCGCTTATAAGGAGTGGAACAAGAAGGTGCAGGAGAGGAATCGTAGGTATAACGGTCCGTTAAATACTAACTACGATGTGGACCGGTCTTCTACACCAGGGGAAGTAGCTGACACGCAGGAACTGTGGCCTGAAGGTTTACCAGGTTATGAGTCGAAGAGTCCCTTGCGTGATATGAGGAGTCAAGCGAGTGTTGATTGTCCTAGCTATGAAGAAGAGGAAATGAAGCCGAATTTCTTTCCTATTCTCCCAACGTTCAGTGAGTACATTCCAATCGTACCAGCAGCCACAACTAACAACGAATTGGTTTCAGTAGTAAACAGAGCTTGTATGACTGTGCCTGACATTTGTCGAAAAGCCTGGAAATCCGTCTTCCAGGTGGCACGAGAAGAACTGAAACTATTCGATGAGATATCGTATGATGAAGGAGCATATAAAGAGTGGAACTCTAAATTCTTGAGGGGTCGGCAGTTAGATCATGACCGCGCGATGGAAGATTTAGAGATAAACCCTCTTTGTAAGAAGGATTTCATACGATCCGCGTTTGTAAAACGCGAGTTGACATTGAAAGGAGGTGAGGAACCGGAGGAGTTTGACCCACGGTGTATTCAAGGCGTGAGCCATCGTGCAAATGTGGTTCTTGGTCCATTTATGTATAAGTTTTCTAAACTTTTACATGAGAAATGGAACTTAGATTACCATATCTGTTACACATCAGGCTGCACGGCTGAGGAGCTAGGGTCATGGCGCTCCAACTTCGGCGACGAAGAAGTTACAATATTTGAGATAGATTTCAGCAGGTATGATGCACACCAGCGGAAAGAATGCCATGATTTAGAGAAGTTGTTTTACAAGCAGAGTGGCATAGCTGGGTGGGAGGGCGCGGAGCAAGTATTCGATGCACAAAGCTCCACGCTGGGTTATACCGCTCATGGCGTGAAGTACAAGGTACCGTATACCCGCAAGTCGGGAGATCCTAACACTTCCTGCGGCAACAGCATAATAAACGCAATGTTGGCTAAAACCATCATGCGTGAGTTGGGCTTTGAGTTTGCGATGTTGGTGCAGGGTGATGATAACCTCTTAGTGGTGCGAAGGAGGTTTTCAGCACAGTATGTCAAGCGATTGGAGAAACGAATCGTTGAAATGTACGAAATGTTCGGATTTAAAATCAAATTGAAAATACGAACCAAGTGGCATGAGGTTGAATTCTGTTCGTCGTTATTTTGGCCCGTAGAAGATGGGTTTATCCTCGGGCCGAAAATAGGGAGAAGATTGCCAAAGTTGGGTTTCTCTCTAAAACGTTTAACGCCAGGCCAGATTAAAGGGATGTTACTTGGCAACGAGATAGAGATGGGTCATATACCTATCCTCAGGCGTTATATCAGATATTGTCTCAAGAGGATGAAAGCAGTAAAAAGAGAATACTACTACGATCGGGAGATGCAATTCAAGTGTTTGTCCTCCAACAAACACTCTGCAACCGATGAAACGATCGAATTTTTCACCTTGAGGTATGGAGTAAACGTTGAAGATGCTGAGACGGAGCTCGACAACGCACTCCATGCAGCGTCCTCGTCGCTGTTAACCACTGTCAGTTTCCCCCTTTTGGTGGAGCTGATGGCGGTTGATACATAAATTGCTTAAAATGGTTATAAAGAAGAATGTCTGGAAAATACACCGGACCTTATTGGTCAGACGGTAAGCTTCAAGAGTCCGTCGAGTTCGGTGATTCTGAGCCAGTAGATTACGTCGATGAAATGTCTAGGTTGCACGACTCGGCGTATGCAAAATACAAGGGTCAGGATGCCATGCTCGCCGCCGCGGATGAACTTTACTATGAATCCTTACAGAAGGATCCGTCAATGAAAGCACAGATTGCGCGCAACGCTGTTTTATACGGTAATTACACCACAGCGAAGCTATCAAGATTGGCGGAGATCGAGGGCAGTGCGGCGAAATTTGGCTTGCCCGGTATGTTAGGTGGCCTACTTTATTTCGGGGTTGAGAACTTAGTTGATCTCAACTCACGTTTGAGCGGTGATAAATATGCTAAGGAGAAAGAAATACTCCGAGAGTACTATAAAACCGACCCGAAATTACGTGTAGTCAGGCCCACCCCTTTAATGGGAACTAGCATGCCGCCGGATACAGCACGTGCAGTGCAGTCAATTTCGCCCCCCGAGACGTATAGTGAACCGATTCCGTGGGGTTGGCAGCCTCGCCGGAAGAAGCGCCGTCGGCGTATAAAAAGATGGTAAAGAAAGCCAAAATTGCTAAGAAGCCTAAACGAAAGAATCCCCCTGTGAATGCCAAACCAATTCTTGGCCCTGTGTCAGTTATTGACACCGCTCCAGTCTCAATTGGTAACAGTATTAGAGGTGCACAATCTCGTGTCATTAATACTGTTAATGGTGCTCGTGTCATTGGCCGTGACTTTTGCTTTGCGGCCGGTTCTACGGTCGCAGCCGTCACGAGCTGGTGCCCAATTGGAGGTATGCCGATAACACCGGCATGTTTGCCTTCTACTATATTGCGCAACTTTGTACAAATGTACAACAAGTTCAAAATTAATTCATTAGTGATGCATTACATAACTAGCTCACCAACAAGTCAAACAGGAGATGTTATGTTTTACTACGAGAAGGACCGGATGTCACCTTTCGTAGATTTCACTAATTCTTCATTCCTACCATACGTGTTGTCGGATTCCAATACAGTCATCGGGCCACAATGGACCAATCACAGCATCATTGTGAGGCCGACAGATGGTTTCAACTCCACAAGTTATGGTCTGAATGAAGATTTGAACGAAGATTCGTGCGGAGCTGTGTACTTGTTCTCTAAAACTTCATCAGCAAATAGTCCTGGTTATATCATAATGGATTACGATATATCATTCAAGGATTTATCGGTGAACCCGAGAACAGGGTTGTTGCCAGTTGCCAGAGCTCAGTATCAATACTTAACTCTCGGCCTGACGGCACAAGCTAAGACTACTAGTAGTCCATTCTTTGTGTCAGTTACAGGCAACAATCCTGATGGTACAGCCACGTCATATCCGTCAGGAATCTTATCCGGAGACATTTACAAGTGTATTCTGTTATTGACAGCAACTACTGCCAGTGGTGTTAACTCCGCTTGGACGAATTGCACAGCCTCAAACCTTATGGCTTTGAACCAAGGGCTGGCTTCGTACGGAGCTACCACTGCTGCAGTGACTCTTGACGATGGATTCACTTGCTACGGAGTGTACACTGTGAACCAGGGTGTAGTCTTGTACTCAACCCTACCCAACGCAATCACCAACACCAACCCAATACTGTTTGGAGTAAGTGCTACTGTCACTTTCAACCTATGTATGTTGGCCTCACTTGTCTATAGCAACTCTTCTTTCATGCAGTCTTCTTATTAACCATTTGTTTGGCGGTGTTTGCCTCGCCGTCATCCTAAACCTACGGAGGCATTGGTGTCTAAACGTGTAGCGCATCGGACACGTACCAGGCGACAATCGAGATGTAAATGTGGGTCCCTACGTAAACGACCACCGATGATCCCAGCGGCAGGAGCCGCGACTCATGGGGGAGG